CTACAATTTTGACCACGGTAGCAGCGTACTCAAACATAGCTACCCGCCTTAATCATGTCGGTAAGCTCTAAAGCTCGACCACCAACCTGTTTGGCCCACCTGGAATCCATGAACTCTACGGCGGCTTTGTCATAATCCTGCTCAGTCATAGCCGCTATGGCGTTCTTGAACCCTCGGAAACGAGTTGCCCCAAGGTTAAAGAAAATGTCCAAAATAGCGTCTCTACGAGCCCCTTCCAAGGTTCTAAACCAGACATATTCCGCATTAAGCTCTGCTTCACAACGATCTAAATCGTTCTGTAACAGGAAATTGACCTCTTCTTCAGACAAACCAATGCCGTTTTCAGGGTCGATATTTCTCCCTATTCCAAGTGTCCAGTAACCAGCAGGGCATTTATATGCCACGTGGCGACCATTAGTCTTAACCTCGCCCTCGTGGCGCTTGAGCATTTCTATCAGCTTTTCCATTATTTTTTATTGCTCGAACCGCCATAAAAAAAAGCGGCTGCTGTGCCTAATATCCCCGATAACTGGCCCAATACTAGAGATATGATGGTCTCATCATTCTGGTCATGCGGCATGATGGTCACCGCCATGACGTAGGTACCATACAAAGCCAAAGCTAAGATGCTAAATATCTTCGGTGTCCAGTCCGTAGAAAACTTAGCTCGGGCGTCTTTTCTGTCCGCGACCTCAGTCTTAAACGACTCCAGGTCAATCTCCATAGCACGAATGCTCTGGGAAAAATCTTTGTCTGCTTGCTTCAGGAGAGGCGCTTTTTCCGGCTCGCGCTCAATAAGATCTTCTATTTCGTTGGCCGTAGCCGTGTCAGGAAGACCTATTTTCTTAGCCGCCATCTTGACGGCCATACCGGCCATCGGACCGCCAGCCGCCTGTGCAATGGTGGGAGCTAAAGATTTAAGTAATCCGCCTAACTTCATTTAAACAACAGCACCAGTTGTATAAGTAATCGGAGATCAGCTATCAGCGTCTTCTTCCGCGACAATCTCATCGATAGTATCGCATACATCTGGGACAACTACACCGGTTGTAGCTGACAAGGCGCTACGCCCGACGGCTCGGACGCCTTTATAAAATTGAGAGCAATAAAGTTCTTTGTTATCAATGACTTGTTGTACAGAAGTGCAACTACTCAAAAGCACAAATATGGACAATATCGCATATCTCATTAAAAAACTCCTTGGAAACGTTGCGGTCTAATAGCAATTGGGCTGTAGCCTTTCAAAGCAGCACCGCCCCTACTCATTTCTTTTGGCTTCGACCTACCTGCCGAGTTTAAAGCAATGGCCACCGCCTGTTTCTGGGGGTAGCCCTCGTCTTTAAGCTTGCCAATGTTAGAACTGATGGTCTTCTGACTAGACCCACGCATCAAAGGCATATCGTCACCTACGCATTAGTGAATTCAGCACCACGCAATGCAGCACCCATACCACGGCGCTTGCCCTTGGTGATCTTTGCTTTTGCTATGTTTGGGGTCTTCTCATCTTTTAAAGTTGCATATGGTATGCGACCTTGACCCTCAATGTCAGCATATTTCGTAGGTTTTGGTGGTTCTTTGATTGGTCCACCCATAATTTTTACAGAACTCATACTAACCTCCTCGGTTATTTCTTAATCTCAGCAGCTCACGCTGCGCCTGAGCGTCTAACCTAGCAACTGTTTGAGCCTCTTGACTCGCCAGCCGCTCATCAAATTGTCTAGCTCTCTCTTGAACTTTCGCTTGCTCCAGACCCAGCTTAGCTTGGTCTAAACTAGTGTCGTTCTGTTCCGCCTGAGCCTTTAACTGAAGCTCCTGCTGTTTTAGAGCAATCAACGGATCAGGGCCTTCCTGTTTAGGCTGCGATTGACCTGCAATACCTATGCTCATCTGCCTCAAGTTTTGAAGCTCCTGGGCCACGACTTGAGCTACCATACCCTCTATCTGTAGCATCTGGTCGTCTGTAGGTGCTTGTTGGCCGTTCTGCTGCAAAAACATGACCATAGCCGTCTCTTCTGCCTTGATCTTCACATGCTCCGTCACGTGCTTCTGAAGAGCCGTCAGGACCACTGGATTCTGTGCAGCTATTGGAGAAGCACTGAACAGCAGGTGCGACATAATGTGAGCGTCATGATTCTGCCCATCAAAAGCCTTGAGCCTGATGTTGTCCAGGACGTCGATGTTTTCTTGTGCCGGGTCTTTGGGAACAGGCTCATTAGAGCTATCGACGTTAAGTATCTTATCAACGTCTTTAACACCCAAAGCGTCATACATGCGACGATATGCTTCATGCAAATTGTGTATCTGAGGAGCTTGTGTAGCGAGCTGTAACTGCGACTGAGCCAGGGCAATTCGCTGCGCTTGCGAAAAAACGTTTGGATTGGATACCGGTATAACATCCACACGATCATCAAAATCCGACGCCATAACCGCTTGGTCACCGCCTTCTACCGAGAACGGGTACTCTTGCGGTAAAGATTCGTGCATAACTCGTGCCATTAGCTTGAATTCTTGGCGCATTGCATAGTGCATACGCTTATGAACCGCACTCATGACTCGACTACCCTGCTCCAGGAGCGCTACTGTGGTGCCCACCGCAGCATTCTGGTTACCCTCACCTACTTTCATGTCCGTTATGGTTGCAAAACGCCTTCCAGCGTCTACCACAAAGCCCAAAAGTTGAAAAAGCGTGGTATCCGGGCCTTTAAACGGTAAAGGCAACAAACTTTCACGGATTGCGCCGCCAGGAGCGTCTACATCACGGAATTCACCCGGTTGTAGCGGTTCGCTGTCCTCGGCTATACGAAGCCCTCTGGCCTTAAAGCCAGCAGGGAGGTTAGACAGGGTGCCTGCGTCTATTAACTGCCTTAGCGCGGCTGTGGCTGTCCTGGAGAGCCCTCCAATCGTGTGGATTAGACCCAAACCGTAGAAACCAAGCCCCGGAAGAAACTTGTAATGCACGAAATACTGGATTTTTGACTTATTTTCGTCATCTTCCGCATAATTCCGGCGAATAGACAGGACTTGGCCCGTATCTTCGGCCACAGTCACGATATACGGCAGTTTTATGCCGGTTTCTTCGCCATCTTCGCCCTTATCTTCGAAGCCCGGAAGGTCTAATTCGGCATGAAACTCCAAAATCGTGGTGTCATAGTCAATATTTGACGGCTGCTCTCCCTGAATCCGGTTAATCTCCTCCGCAATTTCGTTCTGGTCCGGCTGCATGGCGGAAACAGGGACATCCAAGTAGAAACCCGACACTTGAAGCTTGCGGAGCTGATTCAAAGGCATCGAAATAACGTTGGTTATGCACGGGCAAGTCTCCAGACTGCTCGTGTTATACGGAACAACCAGGTTTTCCGCCGGTACAAAGCTACTCACTACCCGATCAAGGGCGGAATCAAAGTAAACTTTCTTGAATGTTGATCCGGCCAAGGGCAAATAGAACAACATTTGATCGAATTCTGGGGTGTATTCCTCCATCACATTGGTGATGTAGTAGTTCATAAACTCTTTAACGCGGCGAGCCTGCGATTCTTTGTCCTTAGTGATGTCACCCATCACAGTGGTTCTTACAGGCCCAGAGGGCGGCAACATTTCATTAAAGGCTTGCGCTTGAAACTGTGTGGCCGCTTCGGCTAAAAGCGGGTGTGTAACGCCTGTAGCGCCTCTGAAGGGCTCGGACCTCTCTTGGTAGTTAAAGCCTAGCATTTCCAAGCCTTTGGAATAGGCATCCTCCCAGTCCTGACGAGAAGCTTTGTTAGAGTCGTACTCCCCCAACAGATCATTGGCCACAGCGCCAAGCTGGCCCATGTCCATTTCGTCCGCCAGGTTCCTGTTGAAGTCGCTTTCATCCACAGAATCAGCGCCAGGATCAAAGTCAACTATGACCCCACCGTCTTCTGTCTCTTCGATTTCAATGTCCAGGCCCTCTCTTGGTGCATTTCCCAACGCCCCAGGAACAGCTATCTCTACCTGCTCTTCAATGGTCAGCTCTACCGGTGCATCGCCCGTGAGCCGCTCAACCATTGATGTTACGCCTTCGTTACCGTTAGCCATTAATTATTCTCCGGGTCATACGGATTATTGCGTTGGTTTACCCCCAATATGTTGGGGTTATTCTCTATCGCCTCACCCCTGGTTCGACCTGTTCGTTGTGCGCTTCTTTGTCTAAGTGCTTCGATCTCTGGTAATAAAGCGTCGGTCGTAGAACTCCTTTCTATATAATTTGCATACCTGTCGTTAAAGGCATCTACCCCAGTTACATAACCCGTGGCACTAGGGTTCGTCGCATCAATGTTTAATTCATCATAAAGTTGAAACAACTCATTCAAATATTCGTTACGGATCACCTTGTTTCCATAAGTCCGAGCATCTATAACCTTTGGACCGCCAGGTGCGTCCATTTTAACATCCGTTGTTATAATCGGATTCCCATTTGAATCCCTCAAAGAAAACACTTGCGTATCGCCACTCCTGAATTCTGTTATACCGCCGCCAGTGTCACTATACCCATCAAATCGTCCATAGCCTTTTATAGAGTTATTCATCAAAGCACTTTCTATGTCTAAAGAGCCCGGTGTTTTTAGTCGATACCAGGAAACCTGGTTCTGACCAACCGGTGTAAGGACTTTTTCTGCTCCTGATTTAGGGCCTATTTTTGCCTCTATTGGTACCATGTTTGCTCGCTCCACCTGGCCAAACAATCCTCCTAAGCCCTGTGAATCACGACGCTTGGCTTCCGAGCTTACTTCTTGAGCCACCCTTCTTTGAACTTGAGCCATTGGGTTGCGCTTGGTTGCTTCAGCAACTAAATCAGGGAAAGACATGCTCCCTATTTTATTTTCAGGAATGTCCGCAATCTTTTCTGGGAGCGTCTCCGTATTTAAAAAGTCAAATCCGGTAACGCTCAAGACTCTAGGGAGGTCCATGTTGTAAATTATTTCTCCCTCTGAAAGAGCCCTTTCATAAGCCGCTCGACCTGGGAAATCAAGGTCTGATAACGGTAAAGGAGCGTTTTCCGAACCTCGTTCTAGAGCGTTAAGGTATCTAATAATTGGGTATTGAATAAGCTCCGGGTCTACCCCTTGCTCTATCATGCGGTCATATTGCCGGTACTGATCGGGCGTCGTCATCCCGTAGAGGCCCACCCTTTGGCTTGGGTCGGAGTAAGTATATCGGCTAATATTTGTGGCTGAATCATATTGTTTTTCAAAATCTTTACGAGCCTCAAAAAAATCGTCATCAGAAACTCTTTGAAGGTCTCTAACAGTCTCTATAAACCTACGACCAGAGGCATCCTGTGGAGTATATTTGCTTACCTCCGGTAGGAGTTCTCCTGAAAGCATCTTTTGACGCAACCTATCGTCAGCCGTGCCAAATTCACTGGTAAAAAACTTTTCTGCTTTTTTTACAACACCCTCTGTTACCTCTGGATTAACGCCCTGTTCGTCTAACTGAGATCGTAGGTTGTCGTAGTACTGTGCCATATTCACCTCATCGCCCGGTTTTGGGGGAGAATTAAACACTTCATAAGTCTCTTTTGGACGGAACACGCGGCCTTTAGGCGACACAGCGCCCATAACCACAGGTTTAGCCGCGGTTCGGCCACCAGGAACAAGGCTGGATGTCAGGACAAAGCTGGCTAGAGCATTCAGCTCGTCGGCAGTCTCTGTGTCACCCGCCGCCCGAGCCTGCTCGGCCTGTGCCGTCAGTTCCATGTAGTCCTTGTAACCCATGTACTGACCAACGCCAGGAACAAAAGTCTCTGCCAAAAACATTGCCGGGTCCTCACGAGCCGCTTCAACCATACCGGCTCCGAGACCTTTTACATCGGATACCATTTCTGAAACCGGCGTCTCAGACAGATAATCAAAAGCATATTGAGGAGCGTCCGCCAAACCCTCTGCAAGGGCAACGCCTCTGGCCACCGGTCTGTCACCAGACATCCGAGCCGCTCTTTCAGCAGAACGTTGGGCTCTTCTGGCCCCGGAGGGTTGAAATACCACACCGCCATCTTGGAAGGAGGGCACCGCGCCGGCTTTGTTTAGCAACATCCGCGTAACAGCACCTTCCCGTCGCTGCATCAAAGACCCAATGCCATCAGAAGATTCAGCCACACCACCACGAGCAAACAGCCCCAGTGGTTCCGTACGCTCCTCCGGCTCTTGACCAAAGGTCAAAGGGTTGTATCGAGGCTCAGGGAGAATAGATTCTGGTCTAACCGGAAAACCTGCGGAAACGTCCGGTATGCTGATATCAAAACGCTGCTCAAACGGCGTAATCGACTCCTGGGAAAAGTCTTGTGGCCCTATGCCAAACTGTTGGGCATACCGCTCTACACGCTCCATAGTCTCAGGGCGCTGCTCCAAGCCCTGTGCTGGCCTGAACCCAAGAACATCCAGGGAAGACGCTATGTCTCCTGGCCTGCGGCCCGCGAGATACGGGTCTGTAGCCGGAGCAGGGAGGATCGAATACGGGTCATAATCCGGCTTATCAAATTCAACCAGGACGTCATCGCGTGTAACAAACCCTGCGTTCGCAGGAATGCCTCCCACAGGCACCGGTAAGGGTTTTTTAACCACAGGATCAGGATCGGGGTCTTTGTCTTCCGGTAAAAGAGTGCCTGCTATGACGCCCGGTAAGATGTCGATATCGAGGTCGTCGTTTTCACCACCCCCTGTAACAGTGTCGTTTCCACCTCCACTTGTAACGGTGTCGTTTCCACCACCACTTGTAACAGTGTCGTTTCCACCTCCACCTATAACGGTGTCGTTTCCACCTCCACCTGTAACAGTATCGTTTCCACCTCCACCTGTAACAGTATTGTTTCCACCTCCACCTGTAACAGTATTGTTTCCACCACCGTTAACCGTGTCATTTCCCGCTCCACCGGTCAGAGTGTCATTACCACCACCACCTGTAACGGTGTCATTTCCCGCTCCACCGTTAAGCGTGTCATTACCACCACCACCTGTAACGGTGTCATCATCACTGCCACCACCGGTTGTTGTTCCAGCTCCTGGGTCAGTAGGCGGGTTATTAACAATGCCCTGTACTTGATCAAGGGGAATGTCGTAGATATCTGAGATTTCCTGCGAGGTGTACACCCCATCGTTTATCAACCCTACAACAGTCATTATGTCGTTAAAGTCGTAATCGCCGTCCACTTTAGGCAGAGCGTCCGTATTTCGATTTTCCCCAGACACGACAGCCTCTACCGACACTGAGCCATCGGGCAGCGTGATTAATTTGTAGTTGCCGCCGTCTACGACGTTGATGGGTTTTCCATCAACGCCCGTGGAACTCACCCCACGGTAAGGGTAGAAGACTCCGTCAATTTCAAAACCTTTCCGGGCAGCGTTATAAGCGCCTTCAAAAGAAGTGGAAGTGAACTCTGTTTCGCCCTCTTCAGAGCCGTTTAAATCCTCGAACGCAGTGTTATTGGCATCCTGTACGCTTCCCGGACCTACCGGGTATTGGCTCTGCGGGGCCAGATTCATGGCATCGAAACCCGTTCCCGCAAGGGCCTCCTTGGTTTGGGCTAAAATGTTTTCAGGAGAAAGATCGAGGTAAGACAGGTCACCTAGACGAGAAGAATAATCTGCAACAGCTTGATCTATGCTGGAAGGCG